AGAAAAAGGAATTTTAAAACCTTGTGATTTTAACGTGCAAGAAATAGAAAGCGACGTGCGAAAGGAATTGCGATTGACAACCAGGTACGTTGAAGAGTCAACAGTTGGAGCCAAGACAAAGAATAAGATTTGGAAATTGTTTATTTTACAAGCAATTAAGGACAATAAAAATTTAGATCAATTAATTTAAACAAAACAACTATGAGCAAAATTTACGGCGGAAACGCAAAGATTATTCAAACCAAGTTTGGCGAAATGACAAAGATTAGCCAAAGCCGTAGCGACTTAGAAAAGCTATTGGCATATCTAAACGCAAACGACTCGGAATGGGTAAACCTAGTATTAAAGGAAAAGCAAGAAAAGGTTGAAGGCAAGCCGACGCATTACTTGGAGGTTGACGATTGGAAGCCAGTCCAAGTGGCAAACAAGCCGACAGAGAAGCGAATTGTTGAAAACGATAGTTTGCCTTTCTAATGAAAAAAAACGATTTGTACGCAATCTTTGTGGCGTTGGTAGGGATTACCCTACTTGCGCTCCTAAAGGTTTCTAGTTTGCTGCTTTTTGTAGTGGCTTTGGCTTTGTGGACATTGGCTTGGTCTTGGATTTATAGCAAATGTAAATGATCCAGTTTAAGTTAAATGAGAAACCGCTAAGCGTTAACGAGGCTTGGCAAGGCAAGCGCTTTAAGACCGAAGCCTATAAGGATTACGAGCGCACGATTTCATTTATGTTGCCAAAAGCCGAAATTGACCCAAAAGAAATGTTGAGGATTGAGTTTTTTTTTGGCTTTAGCAATAAGGCCAGCGATCTTGACAATCCAGTTAAATTGCTAATTGACATTGCGCAAAAAAAATACGGCTTTAACGACAAAAACGTATTTGAGTTAAACGTTCGCAAATGCCTGGTAAAAAAAGGCGAGGAGTTTATACACATGGGCATTTATAAATTAATCCCGTTTTAAACAAAAATCTTGTTTTTAACTTGTATTATTATCGGAATCCTATATTTGCCTAAAGATTAAAACGATGAGCATATACGAGGGTTTATTTATACGAAAAGCACGCAAATCCGCTGGTTACACCCAGGAGCAATTGGCCGACAAAATCGGACTGTCCTTGGCGCCAATTAACCAGGTTGAAAATGGTTGGGAATCTATAAGCCTAAACAGACTTAGACAGATTTGCGATGCAATTGGTTTGGAGGTAGTAATAAAAATTAAAGATGCCAAGAATACCGCCAGTTAAAACCGACTATTCGTTGGAAATTAGATACCGACTAAGGGACGGAAATTGGTCGCCATGGTCCAACAAAGGCAAGGGTAAATTTGAATGCATTGAATTAGTCCAGCGACAGATTAGAACGCTGGCAGCATCTTACCAAGGTCGAGAAAAAGAGGTTCGCTTTGAATGGAACGGTAAGCTTTGCAGTTTTACAGGCGAGCCAACTGGCCAAACAATCATATTAATGTAGTTATTTTGGGTTTGTTGATGTTTAAAAGGCTTGGGTTATGCTCAAGCTTTTTTTTAAAATTTAAAAAGATATGAAAATAAATGATTTAGGATTTTGGGAGACAACGGACGCAACTGGTCACATTCACGACCGCAGCATTGCCGCCGCTTTGTCCAATTATCTAGGAGAAAAACAAGCCAAGACGGTTGTCGACTTTGGATGTGGTATGGGTGACTATGCAAAAGCTTTTAAAGCTGACGGCTATAAGGTGGAGGCATACGACGGCAACCCTAATACCGAAACGCTAAGCAATGGGATTGGCAAGGTACTAGACTTGTCTAAGCCTTTTTATTTGCGCAAAATGTTTGACGTTGTTTTGTCGCTGGAAGTCGGCGAACATATTCCATCCGAATTTGAGCAACAATTTATTGACAACATTTGCAAGCACGCCAAAAAACATTTAGTTATTAGCTGGGCAATTGAGGGCCAAGGCGGAAGCGGACACATTAATTGCAGAAATAACAACTATATTATTGGTCAAGTTGAGGACCGCGGCTTTAAATTTAATTTTAACGATAGCGAAACAATTAGAAAGGCCGCAACAAATGCGTCTTGGTTTGGCTACACGATAATGGTATTTGATAAGGTCTAATTTCGGTTAGATTTTTTTATAACTTTGTAACATGAGCGGACGACCAAAAGAAATATTTGATTTACCACAAGATTGGTATAAAAAAATACTTAGCCTTTATGAGGAGGGCGCCTCTGACGTTGAAATTAAAGCTTTAATTTATCAATGGCGTGGCTCCTTTTCCAATGACCTTTGGGACCGTTGGATTAAAGAAGAGGAACAATTTTCGGAAACCATAAAAATGGGTAAGCTCATTTCTGAAGCTTGGTGGTCAAAGTCAGGTCGTAAAAACTTGGAAAACAGAGACTTTAATTATACTGGCTGGTACATGAATATGAAAAACAGATTTAATTGGACCGATAAGCAATCCGTAGACGTTACAAGTCTTGGCGATAAGGTAACTCCGCCAATTCAATGGCTTAAAACCGAGTAATGGAATCAATAAAATTACTAGATAAATACCAACCTTTATTTTTAGAGACGCCTAAAACGCGTTATTATCTTATAACTGGCGGTCGTGGATCGGGTAAGTCTTGGACATTGTCGATGTTTCTTTTAAATCTAACTTATGAGGAAGGGCACATAATCCTTTTTACACGTTGGACGCTAACCTCTGCGTTTATTTCAATTATTCCTGAGTTTATCGATAAGATTGAGTTAATGAACAAGGCCGACGATTTCGAAATAACACAGTCTGAAATCATAAATAAGCAAACAGGATCAAAAATTTTGTTTAAAGGCATAAAAACAAGCCAAGGCACGGCAACGGCTAACCTCAAATCAATTGCTGGAGTAACTACCTGGTTAATGGACGAGGCCGAGGAGCTGGTAGATGAGGATATTTTCGACCGCATCGACTTATCGGTTAGAGCAGTAAACAAGCCAAACCGCGTTCTGCTGGTAATGAACCCAGCGACCAAAGAACATTGGGTTTATAAGCGTTTTTTTGAGGATTACATGGTAAACTCAGGCTTTACAGGGATAAAAAACGATTGTACTTACATTCATACAACCTATTTAGACAACATAGACAACCTAAACGAGACCGTTATAAATCGTTTTGAGGCAATAAAGCAAAGAAACCCAACCAAGTACAACCATATTGTCATGGGTTATTGGATGGACAAAGCCGAGGGAACAATTTTTGAGAACTGGAAAATTGATAATTTTGACACGTCATTGCCATTTGGCTTTGGGATGGACTTTGGATTTAGCGTTGACCCAACCACGTTAATAAAAGTTGCAGTTGATGAGGACAAAGCTTTGATATATTGCCATGAATGCTTTGCAGAAACGGGACTAACGACCAACGATATTGCCAAAAAGATTGGTAAATATTGCCAGCCTAATGACATGATCGTTGCGGACTCAGCCGAGCCAAGGCTTATAAACGAGGTTTATAACATGGGTTTTAATATTATCCCATGTACTAAGGGCCCCGACTCGGTTAGATATGGAATTAAAAAAATGCAAGACTATCAAATTGTTGTAACAGGGGAAAGCAAGACAATTATTAAAGAGCTTAACAATTACATTTGGAGCGACAAACGCTCGGACACGCCCAGGGACGATTTTAACCATACCATCGATGCAATTAGATATGTCTTTGATAAGCTATCGGTTTCTAAATTTTGGCACGTTTAGAATATTGAATCATTTTTTTATTTTATTACCCTATTTTTACAAAAAAAGCAAACGGAATGAATTATATAGACAGAATTAAGGCCGCGCTAGGTTTTAACCAAAAAGATTCCACCTATTTAAACGCGGTTTTTCCTTACCTGGGCAACAACGTTATTTGGACCGCACCAACAACGCAAAATTTTATCGAGAAAGGTTTATATCTTAACTCTGACCTTTACGCCATTATCAATTTAATTATCAACAAGGTAAGCACGGCTCCAATTGTGGTTTATGAGGTAAAGGATCAAAAGGCTTTGAAGTATTACAAATCAATGAGCAAGTCGTTTGACAATTCGGGCGCCAAGTTCCAGGCTCAACAATACAAAGCCAGGGCACTTGAAGAGGTCAGCATTCCTGAATTGGACCGTCTATTTAAAAAGCCAAACGAATTCCAAACTTGGGACAACCTTTTAAAAGAAATTGCCGCATTCAGACTAATAACTGGCAACGCTTACATTTACGGCGCTAGACGTGGCGAACAACCAAACGCGCCAATCATTGCGTTGTATTCTTTGCCAGCGCAATACATGGAAATCATTTCGGGCGGTTTAAACCAGCCTATTAAGGAATATCGATTAACGTATAACGGGTACGAGCGCATAAATGCCAATAACGTAGGACACCTAAAAAATATTAATTTAAGTTACACGGCTGGCACGGCAAACCACCTTTACGGAGCCTCACCTTTGCGGTCAGCAGTCCGCGATCTAACCACGTCAAACGATGGAAAGCAAGCGCTTTTATCTATGCTGCAAAACATGGGAGCGCGTGGCATTCTTACAGGCGATGGAACGGTAAACATTACAAGGGAACAAGCGCAAGGACTTAAAGAGGATTATAAATCTAATTACCAGGGCGCCAACCGCGCTGGCGACGTAATTATTACGCCAGCCAAATTGTCTTGGGTGCAAATGGGAATGAATGCGGTTGATATGTCAATCATTGACACGCAAAAAGTAATTTTACGCTCTTTGTGCCGCGTTTACGGCGTCGATGCTAAGTTACTTGGCGACACTGAGGCAAGCACGTTTAACAATACGGAAACGGCTTACAAGGCCCTAATTAATAACGTTGTCCGTCCGTTGCATATTGAAATTAGGGACGTGCTTAACAACTGGCTTTTGGAATCGTACGGAAATAAAAATCTATTCTTGGATTTCGATTACATGGCTTACCCTGAAATGCAAGACGACATGGATAAGCTCGTAAATCAATTGTCGGCAGCTTGGTGGTTAACTCCAAATGAAAAGCGCGCGGCCATGAACTATGGCGAATACCAAAACACATTGATGGAACAACCATTTATTCCCCAGGGCCTAATGACTTTGGCCGAGTTCCAAGCGTCAGAGGTCGACAACATAGACAATATGGGAGACTATGGCCCAGCCAACTAAAAAGGATTTAGCACTTGCAAAGCAATTGGACGCATTGCAAAGGCGTTACGAAAGGCGATATGAAAAGCAAATATTTACCGCTCTTAAAAAGCAAATGCAACCTTATTTGGATGCAATTAAACAGGCTGACGGAAATATTAACCGCTTTGATTTAA